GTCTTTGATTTTGTTGGAGACCTTGATGCCGATTGCTTCGGGATTTTTCAACACGAAATCAAGCCCCGGAAAGCCGCCGTTGTCATCAGCCAAGCATAATTCCGGCCCGTGTGTCCACAGGTAATGTATCCAGCGTTCTTCGTGATTTCCGAATTTGTAAATTACTTGCGCTCGCGGAAAATCTTCAATGAGCCGCTCAAAAAAATCGTAGAACAGCCGGAAGCCTGGCATCGTCATCATCTGGTGCGGGTCGCGTGGCCAGCGCGAGTATGCGTTGCAGTCGAGAATATCGCCGTTGAGCAGAATGCAATCCGCCCCGACTTTTTTACCATGCCGCATTGCTGCGATAAGGGCGGCTTTGTCGTGGTTGGGGAAGTGAATATCGGAGAGAACGAGCGTTGTTCTTGCATGGATTTCAAGGGGTGTCCAGTCAATCTCGCGAAATCCTTCTGGCAGGCTGGCCCACCTGTCGGTTCGCTTGCCATCCGGTCGGATGAAATCTTTAATGCGCGGCTGATGTTCTTTCCGGTTGCCCCGCAAATACCGGATGCGGTACCTGAGTTTTTCGGCGGTCGTCACTCCAGCCAGCTTATATTCGCTCATGATGTGCTTGGCCAGTGACATCGACGGCCATTTGGGATGTGCGTACAATTCGTGGATTACAATTTGCCTCAAATCTTCCCGGCTGACAGTTGTAATTCCCATAAACACCTTAATTTTCGCAGAAAATTCAATATTGTCAACGATATGGGAATGAGTTATTCATCATCCTGCGCGGCTTTGGGCTTGAAAAGCGGTCAATCTTTGGCGTCCTTATCATCTTTAAACTGCCAACATTCGCATTTGTAGGCAAATTTATTCGCCCGCACTGCATTACTGCCGATGCACCACATTGGATACGGCATTGTACAAAAGCCTTTCTGAACTTGGTCAGGGGCATTTGGGTCAGGCCTGAAATGCTTGCAGTTACCGCAAAGCATCTCCGTAAACTTCGGTTTCTCGTTTTCCATACAATTCTTCTTTATCGTTAAAAATTACCTCATCCCAACTTTAACGTTACATTTTGACTTATAGGACGTTTTGATTTCATGTCCGCTTGTTGATACTCCCCGCGCATGAAAGTTGATTTACGGCTCATTCTGCTGGGCGTAAATCGCAAGGAATTGATTTTATGCGGTCTCGTCATCGCCCTTTCCCTTGGATTGGTAAGGCCGGACTGCCCAAAGCGGGCAACGTTCAGCCCTGCATTCTCTGACAGAAATTCTGTCGAAATTGCAGCAATCCAGGCACTTGGCTTTGATTGCCGATATTTTGTGGCCCTTGTATGCCCGCTTGAGTATTCCGACGTACTTGGGGAAATACTTTTCGACATACGCAAGGGCTGATTTTTGTTTGTCAGTCATTTTGCACCTCCATTTCCTCTGGTTCATCGTCAATCCGCACTTTGCTTGCCGGTCGGCATAAGACGACAAAGTTCGGTTTGCGCGATACAAATGCCAGTTTCGCGTCCGGTATGGGTTCCCAGGCGCGGACGAGTCTTTTCAACTCGTCAAGCTCGGCGATGTTGTATTTGTTCGTTATACGCACATACCCTTTGCGGGTCAGTGCGTCTAATGTTTTGAGGCTTGTCAATCCCATAATCAATTCTCCTTTTGCGCTGCGTTAATTGTTGTGCACATGTCATTTAACCGTCGCAGGATAGGTTGCCCAATTGTTGGAGAAAACCTTTCCGCGAATGTTTTACCGGTGTAATTGGTGGTAATCAAAACCGGAAGCTGGTTTGCATAACGACCCTCAATCACGGCGAAGAGGGCTTCCTCAACCCGCTCGGTGAGTTTGAATTTGCCGAAATCGTCAAAGAACAGAACCTCGGCTTCAGAAAGTTGCTTGATGAACGGGATTGATTGGCCATTCGCCGCGGCGTCACTGGCCCTGAGGCCGAATTCCTGGCAGCTTTCAACGGCCACTTGGCGGCCCTCATCCACCACCAGCCTGCGAACAAGCATCCACATGAGCCGCGTTTTCCCAGCGCCAGTTGGGCCGTAAAGCATCAAGCCTTTTGGCCCGTATTGCCAGCTTATAACGGTAGCCTTAACTTCGTCCGGCATGGATAGCAGGTTCAAATCGCTGCTCCGGTAAATTGGCCGGCATAACGCCTCAAAGGTCTCAAGACGTTTCTGCATCCGCCGTTCGTGTTCCAGCTTTTCCTTTTCAGCCCGTTTGTGCTCCTGACATTCAGGGCAAAGCCGGACAATCGGAGCGCCAGTCCTGCCGTTTATCACAAAGCAAATTGAAGTGAACGGCTTTTTACACTGCTCACAGTCCAATTGCATTTCCTTTGTTTCGTATGTGGTTTCCATGGTCATGTTTTTTGTTGTTTCTTTTTTTCAAAGGGTGTTCCAGCCCAAAAATCCTCCTGGTAATTCGGCTCGGTGATTTCCCTGTTGCTCTTTGGCCCATTGCTTAAAGCACGATTGCGATTTAACCGTTCCTGCTCATACCGCCATTGAACGGCCAGATAGGATTGGAAATTCGTAATCGGCTGGCCGTTGGGGCCAACCCACCCCATAGAGTTCGCCTTGTGCCAGACAAATTCCGCAAAGTCAGCGGGGCACCCTACGGCACCGCAAAAGTTTCGAGCGGCTTGAGGTGTTTCTGGCAAACCATCGCGTTCAACGGAAATTCTTTCTTTGGTATTTTCTTTCTTATAATTCTTTTCATTCTTATCATTCTTATATTCTTCGTTAGTGGTTGCTTGATGGTTGCTTGATGGTTGCTTGATGGTTGCTTGATGGTTGATTTGTTGGTTTTTTGCAGTGTCGTTAATATCAAAACACCTTGTGTCTGAAAGCCTTGCGATGGTTCCTTTGTTGGTTGTTCTGATGGTTGCAAAATTGAATTTTGTCAGTTGCATGAGAGCAGTTCTGTATTGTTGCCTGGTTAGACCGAGTTTTTTCCAGTCGCCGATAAAAGCTTCACCCTTTTGCAAGCCATGCCTGTTGAAGCCGCCATGCCAGTTTGCTCGATAGGCAATCACATAGAGCAGCCAAAGCGCATTCGGATTCATGGCTCCCAATTCGAATGCATCAGGATTGCGCATCGCCTTGAACCACCCTTGACAATCCAATGAATCCGATGTATCTTCCATCGGGTTCATGGTTGCCCCCGTGTCTTCGCTGGCCGGGGAATTTTTTTCTCGCTCAGCGTTCATTTTGCAATTCCCATTCTTTGAAAAGTTAATCGGCTGGCAGATTTGAGGCGGGATTGTGACAAGAATCGTTTGTCAGGAGGGTTGTTAACCCATCGCAAAGACCAAACAACCGAACAAACAACCAAACAACCACACGGAAAAGCGGCCACGACGTTCCGTGGCCCAGTCGTGCCAGCCGATGAAAAGTAACTCATAATGTAACAATTTGCAAAAATTCATCAAAAGAACGCACCACATAGGCCGCATATTCGTTTTTGCGCGCATAAGCCAACACCGCCTGCTGCTCCGGTCGCAGTTTGCCGGTTGCCGATTTGCATTCGATGAGCAGGACACGCCCGCGGCCCGGAAAAATCACAAAGTCAGGCTCGCCCAGGGTGCGATGCGTCCTGTGCGCCGTCGAGCCGTGAAAGAAAAGCCAGCCAGCTTTGCGGCAGTAGTCAGCAATCTGATTGTGCAAATCACGTTCCCGCGTCGGTTTTCCCGGCATTTTCTGCACACCGAAAATTTCGGGGTTGCGGCGTTTAACCGATTCACTTGGTTTGATGTCCTCAAGCCTCATGGTTCGCGCCCCTTCGGCCCGTCGTCCGGCACGTCATCCTCAATGTCCTCGCGCCGCTGGCAGCATCCACAGATGCCGGCTTCCTCCATGGGGTCATATCGGAACGCCCGCCCGCAAATGCGGCAGCGGCAGATTGTGTCTCTGGAAAATTCTGGGTTGCTGCTGGTGACGCCGTCAGGCAAATTATAATCGGTGTTCATATTTCTTCCACTGTTTTTTTGATTTCGTCGTCGCTTACTTCTTCGGTCAATATGACTGCATCAGCCAGCACTGTGCCCGCGGGAAGGTCGCGCAAAGGCATTTTTCTATTGGGATTATACCATACCGCTTCCAATTGCGATTTGATGAATTTGCAATGGTGAATCCTGCGGCCATATATCACGGGGTTGCCATCAAGGTATCTGACTAAATCCTCCATTTCTGCGAATACACAGAGTGGCCCACAATCTTGTTTTGGCATGGTGATTTTGCCCAATTCATATTTTATCCCTCCCCTGCCATCACTTTGAATGTCGGAATATAGTCCATCTCGTTTCGGGGACACTATTTTGTATCCGTCGCGCCATTCAGGATATATGTTCATAGCTCCTCCTTTGCTTTTTGGATTTCATCGTCGCTCACTTTTTCAGTGAGCACGACTGCATCAGCCAAGGCAGTCCCATCCGGTAAGTCCTCAATGGATAAGGCCGTTAATAAATCAGAAAGCCAAACACAGGTTTTTTGAGTTGGTTTATATTTACATCTCCAGATTTGATGTGGTATTCCCCTGAATTTGTCCGCGTATTCAAATGAGGTGAACACGCACAATGGGCCGCATTTCGGCAATGGCACTGTTTCAACACCGGGGCAGTATGTGACGCAGCCGCCGTCAGCTTTCCCGATGGTCGCGGATAGCAATTCGCCGCTCCTTGAAACCAAAACCACCTTGTAACCGTCTTTCCAATTGCGTTTTCTTTTTGTCATAACCCCTTTCACATCGTGGTATCCCTTAGCGCCCTATCAATATCCTCTTGCGATACCTGGGCCACGAGTTGCACTTCTCTTGCCAGCGCAGTCCATTTCGAGAGCCGCGCTAGCTCGGTTGACGGCCCGTCTTGAATCCACACAGCCGTCGCGGCTGATATGCGATATCGGCAAGTGAAGACATGCAGTGCGGGATTGCCATAAGCATAGCACGCCGCCGCCTTCAATGTAGTAAATACCGTAAACGGCCCATAGTTGGGGTGCTGCTCCGTGATTTCATGTATTTTGTAGGTGCGCATTGCGAGAGCCTCTTTGATTTCCGATGAGACTAGTTTCCCATTATCGAGCTTGCGCACAACCTTATACCCATCAATCCACAGGTTATAATAATACTGCAGGATGTTGGAAACCCTATCCATTGCTTTACGGGTAATGCAAAGGTCAGTCTTTGCTTTGCTCAGAGTATTTATTGGTAGCGTCTCTAATGCAGCTATTCGTTCTAGACACATCAGGCGCCAGTGGTTTTCGTTATTCAATATTGTATTCATTTTATTTTCCTCCTTTATTTTTTAATTTTTTTTCTCACCTTTCCTAAAAGCTTGACCGCGTCAGCAAGCACGGTTCCTCTTGCCAATTCACAAAGGCGCTGTTTTATACACCAGGCGTCGCCTTTGACCCATACGGATTTCTTTTTCGACGGCAAAAATTTGCATCGCATGATAATTTCTTCGGGCTGCGTTTTGAAGCGCAGGGCGTCCTTCAACCTTTTGAAAACACAAATTGGCCCGCAACCCTCCTTGGGGACGATAATGGTGCCCTCTTGATAAATTATGCCGCCCAGGAATCTATTAACGGCTGACGAAGCCATTCTGCCATCCCAGAAAATGCGCACCACTTTATAACCGTCAACCCAGTCGGCATTCTTTTCATGTTGTAGCGTTGTTGAATGCTTTTTCAATTTCAACGTGCATCAATCTTAAATTGGTTTTCCATTATTCTGGCAATCAAATCTGGAGAAACCTCCTCAGTTATCATGACCCAATCAGCCAGAGCCGTCTCGCATGGCAAACAATCATAAAGGCAGGTTGGCAATTGTTTCGTCCACACCCTGTTGATGGGGGATGGTTTGAATTTGCAAGACCAAACCGTTGTCCCTTCAATCCTGTACGAGTAAAAAGCTGCCGCCCTGATTGTTGCGAAAACACTCAAAGGCCCACAGCCTTCATCCGGATAAACAATCTTTCCTACTGAATAAATGCACCCGCCTTGTTCAGGCGGCACATGGCAGGATATAAGAGCGCCGAATTTGTTCCTTTTCAGAACCTTGAATCCTGTCAATTCAATGTTGCGGTATTTTTCGAGAATTTCGCCGGCTTCTGCCAGATATTTGTCAACCTTCTCTTTCTCTTTTAAAATATCTAGGGCATGGGCTATTTCGCCGGGCTTTTCGGCAATCCAAGCGTAATAATCCATGACCCTCAACATTCGCTCGGCCAATTCCCGCAACTCCTCAAGTTTTTTGGCGGTGTTTAATGAAATTGTCATCAAGCTTTCGTCTGTTTTCATACAGGTACGTCATCAGATGTTTCAGCGATGCCCAAATCATTTTCCACGTTTTTGATTTGGTTTAAAATTGAAAGCCACTTTGAATAGGCAACGCATTGCTTTTCGTAATGCCAGTTGGCCGGCTCTAATACGGGTTGAACAAGCGTCCAGCCATTCAAAACCTGGCAACCCAAATCGTAGTCTGGCCAGTCGTTGGTTTTCAGGCACAGGCAATAAAGAGAAAGCGCCGACACGTAAATGTCCCAACCCATCAGAATGAATTCGGCGGATAATAACCGCTTGGCCGTTTGATATGGCGGAGTGTTTTCCTGAATCACATGCAGAAATGAATCGCGCTCCTGGCCGGTCGCCGCGTTCCACATGTCCAACTCCATGGCGGCTTGAACATGGTAATTGTATTTGAAAATCTCCCGTTGCCAGTAATCCAGCCTTGCGAAGCTTGTTGTTTTTAAATCAGCGAGACTGTTTTTGTACCTTGAACTGTTGCGCGGCGCGAGGTCAATCAAGGTTTTGACGGGCACGTTGATGCCCGTGTTTTTATCATGATAAGTGCCCACAATCATGACCTGGCAATTGGATTCGCGGCGCAATTGCCTGATGTCTTTATCTGCGTGCAGGGCGGCCAGCGCCTTTTCAATTTCGGCCCATTCATCGGCTTTGAGCGGGATTTTGCCTTCAGCCAAAGCCTTGTCACGCAATGCAGCGCGTTCTTTTGAGCGCCAATCCCACTCCTTTTCTTCGCTTGTTTTGGAATCAACATACTTTGCCGGCGCGATGAAAAAAGCGTTTTTGCCATGAAACCATGCGGTATCAATTTGGGTGCCGTATGCTTGGCTTTTGGTTGGCTCTGGCGGTTGGCTTTTCAGCCATTTCGCAGGGCATTGCCAGAATTTCATCAACTCCGTGCGGCTCATTACAAACCGCCTTGTGCCCTTGCGATGCTTGTTGCCAAAGGCAAGATACTTGGCCGTTTCAACATTGCGCCCGACAATACGGGCTTTTACGAATGGATTTGGTCTTTCGTTTTCCATTTTAGTTTTCGTTTAAAATGATGTCGGTTTTATCAATTACAACTTTCAATTCTTCAACTGTCAAATTCACCACCTTTTTATCGGTGATTTTGTTCTTCACCAAGAACTCCTCCACTTTCAGCCAGTTTTTCTCCGGCCCCCGAATATTTGCACACATCTTCCAAAGCTTGGCCATCAACTGCTTCTTTTCATCGTTCATTACGGGTGATTCAGGCTGAACTTGGGGAGTGCTGGCGGGTTTTTCCTGAGCAACATCGAAATTGGGGTTTTGAACCCATTTCTTCACGGCTTCAATATGCTTGAACGACAATTGTTCGTCGTTCGGCAAAAGTTTTAATAGCGCAGGGTGGGTGTATTTGGTGCAGCCAGGAACCCCCACGAACTGGCAAAAGCCCCCCTGCGCAAATCCGTTTTCGTCCTTCGCATAAACGCGCCCCACCGCAATAGCCGTTCGCGTTATGCCACTTTCCTGAATCGGGGTATCGTAATCCGACAACTTTTTGGTCGTCGGATTCCATTTACGTTTCGCTTGAAAAACCAAAACGGCATTCACTCCCAACTGCTCAACGTGATGAACCAGTTTGGTGTGTGTGAATGGTTTTACATGCGCGGCCGCTGCTTGAAGGTAACGGTCGCGAAGTTCTTCGCGCCCGCCGGTCATCTCATCAATCTTTTCTTCCTTCAAGTCGAGGTAGCCCCCCGCTGAATCCCATGCCTGCGTCAATATGTCATAAATTATGACGCTGCAACCTGATTCGACCAAAAGATTGCCGGCAGCAACAACACGCAACGGATGGAAGGGCGGCCCGATGTGAATGAATTTGAATCGGCTCTTGAACGAATCCTTGGGTTTGCCGTAATAATTGGCCGCCAATTCGCAGGCCAAATCCACGGCAATAGGCCCCCTTGACGCTTCGCCGTCAATGAAGCCGATTGGACTTTTTTCATCCGCAAGTGCAATGGCTGTAATCGCGGCGCTTGTTGATTTACCGGAGCCAATTTCGCCAAACAAACCAATCTTGATGCACATTGGTTTGATGTTTGCGGTTTCGATGAGAAGCTCCCCCTTAAACTTGCTCATTTCTTTTTGCCAGTTCATAATTTTATCGCAATTCAGTGGCAGCCTACCGCTATCCTTTATTTTTGCAACGACAATTTTTCGCAATTATTGCAAAGTTTTTGCAACTCAGTTTCGGTCATGGCACGGTTGCGGCCCCATGTGATTATCTCCCAAAGTTCATTTAAAAGGTCAGGCTGAAACACTGCGCACCACAAAAACCAAATGCTTCGCTTCTGTGCCGTTTGAAGCCTGCTTTTTGTGGTCATGCCCAGCCCCACAAGCGCCTCCTGCTTTACACCGGTTAGAATGCTAATCAGCCTTGTTTTGACGCCCGCGTTGTTCAGTGATTTTACCAGAAGGGCGACTTCATCATCGGAGAGCCTGAATTGTTCTTCAAGTATTTCCAGTCGGGTCAATTCAAAGCCAGTTAAATTCGACAACGGTTTCATGTTTCAACCTTGCATCTGGATTGTAAATGTGTCAAATGTTAAGTATGAAAAGGATTTGGATGCGATATTTGCAAAAGCATCTGCCTACGGTTGAATTTATCATTTGTCTGGCACTGGCGGGTTGGGCTTTGAGCAAGTCCAATAATCCAATCAAAAATCTTTGGAACGCCGGAACGAATGTAGTGCTCACGCTTTTCGGCGGGCGCAACAAGAAGGTGGGCAAAGACCTTTGGGAGAAAAGATTGGCCAAATGCGCTGGTTGTCCGGTGTTTTATGCGCCGCTGCGTAGCTGCGGCTCGCCTTTGGTTCAGGGCAAATACACCGGCTGTTATTGTCACATGCCCACAAAAGCGCGTTATGAGTGTGATTGCTGGGCATACGAATCCAATGCCTGGATAAATTTGGTTCCCAATTGCTGGCCGCCCAGCTACAATTCATTTTATGGCAAATGAGAATCAGTTAATCAAACCCGAATCATTGGCTGCGCTTACAACCGAGCCGCCGGATGTAAGCGAAAGGAAAGCTCTGGCAGCAGCCAAGGCCATTGGCCTGCCTGAGAATGCAATTGCAAAAATACAGAACAAGGAAACCTTTGCTGAATGGGTCTCATCAAAAGCGGTTGGCGTGATGCAGGCTCATGCGATTGGCAACATCGAAAGGGCTGAAAAACTGGCTCAGAAAATCAGCGAGATGATTGAGAGAACGGATAGTGTCCCTGAGCTTGCTGAATTGACGGCCAGCCTTGAGGCTGTCTCACGCATTCAACTTTCCTGGGCGCGCGAGGCGGTTAAGGGGGCCGAAGTACGTGGGAGTGCCAAGAGACAAACCAAACAGAAAAGCATTGCTCCACAACTATTTGCTGACAAGATGCAGGTTGTCATATCGCCAAGTACAGAATCAGGCTCTGGAAAAGATGCAAGTTGATAGATAAGGGGTAAATTTGAATCATGAGCGAGACAACAAATAGTAACGGCAACGGAAATGGAAAGTTCCTAGTTAAAATAAACTGGGGCCGATTGGGCACGATTATTTCCGTGATAACGCCGATTGCTTTTGTCATTTATTTCTTTGTACTGTTTCCATATCGCTTGGCCGCTCTGGAAAGCCAAGTAAAAGAACAGCAGCAGATTATTGATAACATCAGGGTATCAATGGCCAAGCTTGAATTGAGCCTGGCCAAAATTGAAGCGAATACAGTGGCCATCAAAGAATCACTTGAAAGACATGAGCGATTGTTGTATCCTTTGAAATGATGAAAGTGAAACTGATAATTCTGTTGGCTGTTGCGGCCACATTCAGTGGTTTCGCACAGGAAACTGGGACATCAACTGACGCTCAGGCTCCATCTTGGGTTTATGATTTGGTGGTCAAATATCCGGTTGTTGCCACAATTTTGATTGCAATTGGGGCATTGCGCCTGGCCTTGAAGCCGGTCTTCACCATTTGGCATCAGGTTGTCGAAAGCACACCGGACACCAAAGATGATGAATTTTTGGCGAAAGTCGAAAATTCAAAAATTCTAAAAGCAATTGTTTATGTGCTTGATTGGCTTGCCAGCGTCAAATTAGTTAAATGAGCTGGTTGACAATCATCGGCAACTTGCTGCGTGCAGTTGCGGCGTATTTGGAATTGCGACTGGTCAGTGCGCGATGGCGATTGGCGAAAGAGATTGCGGAATACTATGATAACCAACAGGATGAAATTGATAAGCTGCGCCGTTCTACTGATGACATTGACCATATTCGGGCCGACAGGCTGCGCCAGCGGATTATTCGGCTCGAAGCCATCGCCACCGTACAACATTTATCAACCCAGGGTACTGGTGCTGAAAGCGGGGACGAAAGTGGAAACGGTGGCGGGAACGTACGTGGCCCAGAAAAATGAAATCTGGCACAGCGCAACAGCTTACTCTGAGTTGGAGGCTCAGGTAATCAATCTTGCCGCCGCACTGGCCGAATGCCAGGCACGCAAGTGATTCGGGCAACGCGCCGTTTTCCTGAATGTTGCCAGTGCGTTCAGGGGTGTTTCCGGCGCGTTGCCTATTTCTTTTTCTTGCGTAACTTGCTCAAAATGAGCGCAAGTCGCGCCCGCCGTCCTGTTACTCCAGAATCGTGCTGGTGCGCCTGTGCAAAAGCCATTGTGCTCATGCCGGCACGTTGAGCGGCCTGTTTCAGCGCGCCCTTCCTCTTGATTGCATTTTGAATCCAATTTGCCATATATCATCCCATATTTGTTACTATTATACTACCACTCGCAGGGTTTTTGCCAACTCGAATTTGCCTTACTGAAGTCATCATCTCGTTCCAGGCTTCCATGCAAATGGCGTAGGACAAGGCGTCGAATGAATGTTTGAGAGGAGATGCCTTGTCAATTTTGCCGGCCCTGGTTCGTCGAAAGCTTTCAAACATTTCGATTAGATGCTGGCAACGCGGGCCGGAAATAAAAAGCCTGTCCTGATGCAACAGCCGCGTGATGAAATCAACACGGGATTCAATATCGCCCTTCTGGCATTTTTGAAGAACAATGCGGCCATTTGAAAACCGGTAAATCTCCTTGGACTCATACGAATCGGCAATGTTTTTGTAATCGAATGCCGATGTATCAGACCAATGACGCCACAAAGCTTTCCGGCCCAACTGTTGCTCCCAGAAATCCATGATTTCCATGATTTCCTCGGTTATTTCCTTCAGGGACAATTCCTGATTGATGGAAACGAATTCATCCAAAACCTTGAACGCCACCTCAATCCGGGGCTTGCCATTCTCAATTTGGTCAGGGTATTCAATCTGGATTTTCTCAATCGGCCCGATAACAGCGTGGTTGCGCACGCTGCCAATATCCCAGCCCATGATGAAAGTTGTGGTGTTTTCTTCCGGCAACATGATTGTATCTTCCAACTCTCTATCAGGCTTGGCGAAATCAACTGATTTGCCGCCGATAATATGGACGGTTGGTTTCCAGACTTTGGCAAAGATGGCTTCTGAAGTGGCGCGCACCCATTGGCCCAAGTAGAAACGACGGTACAAATCGGGATTATGCGCGTACTTGGCCTGTTGCGCGGCTTTCTGTTCATCCGAGATAAATGCATTATCGCCGACATGAATTTCGTGTACGGACAATTCTTTCTGGAGATTCCGAAGGTTCGCCAGCATTTTAGTCCGCGCAACTCCCTGAATATCTTTCAGGTTCAAATACTCCTCATCCTCAGGCTCAAGGTGGTCAAGGTTAAGTTTCCTGAAATAATACCACAACTTGTAAATCCACGAATCTTCGCCTTCATCGGCGGGATTGGTGTCAGAAATGAATTTGTGTTGTTCAGGAGTCAAATGCATACAACGCAGGCATTCCTGAAGAACGTCGAATGTATGCCGGCGTTTGAAGTTTGAAAGCTCGGTCATCCAGATGAGTGAAAAACGGCGGTTACGGTAACGTTCGACTTCTGATTCATCTTTAAGCGAATCCAGATACATGCGCGAAATACCGCCTTGCTCGCCGAGTTCGGGAAAGTATTGGTTTGTTACCTCGAAATAATACCTGTGACTTACAGGCTCCATTTTAACTGGCCCGCGCCTCACGTCCTTGTAATAAAATTCCATGCCGAAATCGGCTTCAAACCACTGGGGTAAAATGGTGTTAATCAAATCCGACCATGCGCCTTCATTGAGGTTGTCGCCGATTGACCGGCCAATCATGACACCGCGTGCTCCCGGCGTCTTCCAAAGATGCCAGGCAACGGCGTGCAAACACGCAACAGTTTTGCCGGAATACCGTGGCCCGCTGACAAGGACGTAACGTTTTGGGTCAGTGATAACGGCCATCTGTTTTGGAAATACATTTGGCACCCATGCTTTTTTCTCTTCCATAACCGTTGACTACCAATTGACATTATGGTAGCTTCATTCAAAAGTCAATGATTGAGGTGTATATGAAAGAAACGAATGACGAATTGGATTTGAGTTACACACCGCCCAGCGGCCTTGTTTTTAATGAGGAAATGGAGCCAAGGAAAAAGAAAAAATCAGAGCCATATTACCCGCGTTTGGATTTGCATTTCGATGCAGCCGACAATTTCGTGAAGAAATTTGGCGAACCCAAGTTGGGTGAAGTGATTGAAATGACAATCAAGGCAAGGTGCACGGAAGTCAGCAGGCGCAAATTAAGAGGCCAATCCAATACCGATAGCCAAATCTGTTTTGATGTTCTTTCAATAGTCGGTGATAGTGTCGAAGAGGCATCGGAAGAGACCGAAACAAAGGAAGAAGAGGAAGAGGCAAAGGAAAAGGAATCCAATGGCGAAAAATACTAGTTCAAAAGAGATAGGCGCAAGTTTCGTTCAAGCCATTGGTGATGCGCTTGGTATCACCAGAAAGGAGCCTACTGGCGGCAAGCGCGCCTACAAATCAATCACCAGCGATAAGCTGAAGCAAATCTTCACCAAGGACAGGGAGCAACTTGAAGGCAAGCAAAAGGAGTTTTACGACCTCATTGTTGACCGGATTGCCCAGGCGCGAATGGATAGCCTGAAGGATTGGCGGGTTTACGGAGCCATAGATGAAGCATGGAATGTTCCATTCAGCCAAATCACGCCAACTATAATCCGCAAAATCATATCGTCAGCCAAAAATCCTGAGGACGTCCGGCAGCAATTGAAAATATGGGGATTATCAGAAGAAACTCTCTTCACCATCACCGTGAATGATAAAAAAGAAAAGGAATACATCCTGAACACGGACACTTTTTTCAGGGTTTTCGTTCCGATTGTAAAGGCGTATGTCACGGCGCGTGCAGGCAAGATTTTCAATGATTTGGATAATGACCCGTTCTTTGTTTACCAACCCGTTCACACAACTGAAGCATTTGAATTGATTGGCGAGATTCTGACCAACTTGATTGGCCGCCAGATGGTTGAAAATTGCGGCCTCAAGGCGGTTGTTAAATCGGCTATTCTGCACGCCATCAAATACGGGTGGTGCATCACGTTCCCCGCTGAAGCATGGTATTACGAGGAAGATTTTGATGACGAAGGCAAAACCTACACCAAGAAAGAAGGATTACGCTACAACATCCCGCACCCAACAAGATGTGCTTTCGACAAAACCTATCGTCCGGCAACAATCAATTCTGATACAGGCTGTGAGTGGGCTTGTTATTGGGACATCATGAAGTATGGCAGCATTACAAGGGAGCCATACTACAACACTGACAAGGTAACGTACGGGAAAAACTGGTTCGACCCGCAGATAAGTCACGGGTATTTTCAGGAGATGTATCCCTGCGTGATTTCGCCACCCGATTTTGTCGGCGGCTGGACTAACAATCGGCAAATTGAATCTCAGCGATACACGACAAACGAAAAGGACAAGGCGGTTTTCGTGAGCAATTTGTTCATGAAAGTTATCCCCAAGGATTGGGGGCTTGCTGATGTTTCAACACCCGTTTGGATTAGGTTTGTTGTTGCCAATGACGACACAGTAATTTGGGCTGAACCATTACCGTATTGCCCGTTGGTCTATTGGAGTGGCGATTCTGATGATGGCCTTTCGTTGAACCCGTCCTTTGCGCTTGAATGTTTGCCCTGGCAGGATTTGGTGGGGAACATTCTGATGCAGCACATAATCACCATTCGGCAAAACCTGATGAAGGTAATCCGGTACGATGTCCGGCAGGTTTCAGAATCACAAATCCGCGAAATAGAAGCCAAACACAAGGATGCAACAGCCTGCATTTGGTTTCCGTATGATTCGATGCGCCAGCAGGCGGAGGGGCTTAATCCGGCGGAGATGTTCCAGCCAATCAATTTTCAATACCAAGACACCACCCAATTGATTTCAATTCTCAACACCGTTTTCAACATCATGGAGCGCGCCCTGAACATGAGCGCCCAGGAACTGGGAACAACTGCGGGGCATATTCAAACGGCGGAGGAGGTTCGGATTATCAACCAAAACACAAGCGGGCGCGTTCAGTACATCGAAACTTTCATTTACGACGCCATAGCGGCCATGAAACGGCAGCTTTATGAGGCATCCCTTGAATTCATGGACGAAGAATTCGCCGCGGAAGTGAATGCCGTCCCGTTGCCCAAGCTCGATATGTTGAGGGAAGCGTTGGGTTTCAAATTCACATGGCCTCCCTACAGGGGGAAGATTGTGGTTAGCGGCGATAAACGGAAATTGTCTGTTGGCGGTTTCCTGTCGTCCCGCGAAGGCAATACGCGGCTGGCCAGTCCGCAAACTGCGCAGGTTATGCTTCAAACTATTCAAGCGGTTGTTGGCCAGCCTGAGCTTGCTCAGAAGATTGGCGTTGAATGGTTTGTTGCTATGTTCAATCGCATAGCCCGCATGATGGGGGCGCCTGACGATTTTGAGATTAAAATTTCGCCTGAAGCCGGCACGTTGGCGCAAATGCAGATGTTGGCGGGGCAACTCCAGCAGATGTCCCAGCAAATTGCCCAGGGCGCCGCGCAAATGGCGGCGCAACAAACTGCCCCCGCCATTCAACAGCAATCAGCCGCCATTAGCCAGATAGCCGCCAAGGTTGGTGAAATAGAAAAGGCGCTGGGTGCTTTGGCCCAACAGAACAATCAGATTGACCAAGCGCAAGCCGAGCAAATCAATCAAATTGCGCAGGCGGTCAAAAACCTTGGCACCATAATCACCGCGGCATCCAATGCCCCGGCCAGTCCGCCTGAGGCGCCCATGGTTCAAATGCCGATGCCGCCTCAATGAAAAAAAGATTTGAACTCAAGTGATGGATAATGTAGATTGAACTATATGGTAATTGAAAAAACACCACTAACTGAGGTGGAAATTCAAAACTTACTGGCGCTTTTCCAGCACCCAGGAATGGAAATCCTACGCCGCGTGATTGAAAATCGCGCTGATTACCACAAAATTCTCGCTGGCTGTGATTTGGCGGATGCTCTCCTTGCGTATCCGAAAATAATGGATGCCGCCAATTCCAATGCACGCGCTGCCCTTGAATGGAAGACGTGTCAGGAGAGATTGGACATGATTTGGTCTGAGCTGGACAAGAAAACCGTAACCTTGAACAAAGTGCAAATCTAACCTATGGAAAACGACAAAGACACAATCCAAAATCAAACTGTCGAACAAGACACCGACAACCAACAAGTTGTCAAGCAACAGAATCAATCGGCAGAAAAACCGGAGACTGTACCGCCTGAGGTAGCCGGCAAGGTGCTTTCCACTTTGCTTGGCCAACCGGCGGAACCGTCCCAGGCGGATGACAAACCAAAAGAACCAACGCCGCCCCCGGCACCTGCCAAGCGCATTAAAAAGGCAAAGGATTATCCGGAGATTGACCCGGAGAAAATTGCTGAGGCGGCGGCGCGGGGGGTTGCCAAGGCGCTGAAAGATAAAGATGAAAAAACGAAAACACCGCCCCCAGCGCAGCCGGCTGAAGAAGAGATTATTCCGCCGGATAAACTGCCTGAGGAAGACCGGCAGGCTTATGAGGTCATTGTTGAAATGGCCAACTTGTACCCAGACAAGTACAAGGATTACCCGCAAAAGGCGCTGAAATTCAAGGCTACCCTTGAAAAAGATGCGGATACATTCCGCGACAAGTGGGAAAAGGCGAACCCGCCCGAAAATTTTGCCAGCGATGAGGAACGCAACGCGGCAATGGCAGAGGCATGGAATGAACACGCCGCGAATCTGCGTCAGAAAATCGGCTTCAACTATTCGCAAGCTGATTTCGAAAAGGCACAGGAACAGTTGAAATTGAAGCCAATAGCTTCAAAAGTTCAGGAGCTTGAGCAAACAGTTAAGCAAGCCAAGCTCAAAGAAGTGCAGCCGAAGATAATGCAAACCGCCTTAAGCGCCGCGGCTGATGTTGTGAATGAAATGGTCGGCAAAGATGCCTTTGATGAAGTGTTCAAGGACGGGAAATTCTCAAGGGATAAACTGACCGAACTTGCGCCTGAATCAGCCGAGATAATTGAATCCGCGGCTCAGGCAGCGGCTGTGTTTGCGGCGACAGTTGAATCGTTCATCAACGGGCTGGCTGATGAACGGCAAACTGATGCCGTTGTATCGGCGGTTGCCAACATCGAAAAATACATTACCAGCCTGCCTGAAGAAGAGCAAAAAGATGGCCAAGGCCGGCAATTTATTTCTGTTACCCAGTATAACAAGTTGTCTGATGCGGAAAAAGCAAAGCGATGGACACTTGACCCGCAAACGCTTATTGCAATCAACAATCACCTCATTCTCGAAGAAGCGAAAGAAAAAGCCCAACAAGAACAGGAGCGCATCCAAAAAATTGTCGAGCGCAAATACGGCCTGCAAAAGCCCGGCAAGGCCGATAAAGCGGCGGAAATCGCGCTGAATAGCCCGCCGCCAATGCCGCCGCCGGCGGCTAGCAAGCCGCTTTCACCATCAACCGCCGCCGCGCCAGTAGCCACAAAAACAACCACTCAATCAGGCGGGTTAAAGGGGCCTGGGAGCAAGCTTTTGAATGCTCTTTTGAACGGATTACCGCCATCAGGCGCCATCACATAAAATAAGAAACCCATTATCTTATAATGGATTACAGCTCAATTACATAATATTCATTAGATGCCGATTTAACTAGCTGGCATTATTAAGTTGCGGTGTTAAATTGGTTGTAGAAAGGATTGAGCTATGCCAGCACAAAGCGATATAACAAATATTTTTCAGGCGTGCATACCAGCACTGACGACCGACATTGCCCGCGCAAGCAGTGTAACAACGTGCAATGCAATTGTACCTTCGCCCACCGATTTGGACGATATGTTCCTGAGTTCGGATGGGAAATATCGCATCATGGGCGCGTTGTTCATGCATCAACTTGAATTGAACGCCTGCCAGGCGCAGCAAACCCCGTTGACCAAGTTTCTTTTGGCCAACAAAGTGGACTTGTCGAAACGGATAAGCACCGAAATCATGAGCAACGGGCTTATTCGCATTCGCCCATACATTTTGGGCCGGCGCAAAGGCCCCATCAACAACAATTACTGGGAGGGGGCAGGTGGGCATGGTGTGCAGGTTAGCGGCGCCGATTACTGGGACATAAACGTTTCCAGCCGCACAGGCATACCGGTGGACACCCGCTGGTTCAATGTTGGCGAGCGTGTCTGGACTGAGTCTGTCGGCGACGATGGCAGTTCACTTGTGCGGGCGGCGTGGACAGTTGTTGATTCAACTGTGAATTCCGGCACTCAAACCATCCGGTTGGCTTTGACTGCCGGGCCTTCCAATTTGCCGGCTTCACGCAAGGTTTCAGTATCGAGTCATACATGGACAAATGGGCCGGTGAACGCCATTGTCTATCGTGGTACAGCCAACGTATCCGATTTTGAGAGCTGGTGTGCTCAGCCGCCTGGCTTGATTAGCCACAGCGAGCAACCGTTCTGGGTTGAAACTGTTCGTGATGCTCTGGCGATTGACGAGCAATACGAGGAATGGTTGGGGTTGGTTCTGGCCAATAACCCGCTGTATGCGAATTACTTCCATCTGCCTGTAGTCGAGTATAACCGGCAGGCTGGTGAAGATTTCTACAGGCGGTTTGTCAATACCATGTTCTTCAACCAGCCGTTGCCGAATCAGGACATCAACACCGTCAGCAGCCTGCAGCAAATCACCACTGCGGCAATTGACGGCAGCCGTTGCGTTGGTTACAAGGCCAACTCAATCGGTTGGTATGAGCAATGGTTGCAATGCAAGCGTGTGCGTGATTTCCAAGGGCAACGGCTCAGCATACCGAGCTTCCAGAAGATGCTCTATCGGTTGCTGCGTATCCGCAACGATACCGGCAACAAGAGCAACGAGGTTGACGTGTTCATGCCGTCGAACTATGCGCTCCTGTTCCAGCAGGCCCTCATCAATTACTATGAGGCCAAGAGCAAGAGCCTGCTGCGGATGAACATTGACCTGAGCAGTGGGGAGCAGAAATCGCCGTTTGGCTTCACGTTCAAACGGTTCTATCTGGATTACCCGAACTGTTACCTCAACATCATCACCGACAGGTTCTTTGACGATTATCGGGATGAATGCGAGGCCCGCGCCGCGGCGACCGGCAACGCGGCTTGGAAAAACTTCGGCAACAGGATTTGGATTATTGACTGGAGCAAGAATTACACCGGCATTCTGGGCAGCAACAGAGTTGTCCACAAGACCGGTGATTTGCAAACGCTTGCTGCGGTTGATAATTCATATCGCTGCGTGATGCGTGTCCCGACCAAGACAACGACTTTGATGTCCACAACGCACACGCAAATAGCCGAGTGCCCGGCTGGCGATTGGATTGGCGAGAATATTGCCGACGAAGTACCTGACCACACTCAGGAAGCCGGCGATTACGACGACAACTAATCAATTTAACGGAGGATGAAATGAAGAAAATCGCAATTGCAATTGGATTGGCTGCCAGCGTACTGATTTTGTGCGCTGCTACTTGGACGGGGCCTAGTATTTCTGTACCTGGCCCCGACAACTATGGTTACAAGAACTTTGGCAGCGCCTATCTGCCAAGCTCAGTTGGGGCGAGCCAGCAATCAAATGTTGTTGGTGCTGCATTTGCGGCGCCACGAAGCAGCCCGCTGGGGGTGGTGTGCCGGTTGAAGATGGCCGCAGCGACCAATGTAAGCTTGACGCTCAAGTTTGATGTGTCAGCAGACAATGTTTACTGGACGTCGAACCAGCCAATCAGCCTAGCGGTTTCTACAAGCGACAAGACAACCAATGTCCAGAACCTTTTCGCCACGCTGCCATTTACTAATTTCGGTGGGGCCAAGTATTTGGCTTTGACCGCCATTTCAAACGCGAGCGGGGCGACAGTCTATCCGTCCAATGTTTGCGTTGGCTACTGGCCTTAAGAGCTAAACCTGAAACACAAAGGTTTGATATGCGATACTTTAAAAAATCGAATATCAAAACAACCATATTTCATGAAGGCAATCAAATTGTCTTTACCCCAATACCTGATGAATACGGGATACTCGAACTGGCCGATGACGCGCCTGAACTGAAAACGATTGAGATTTGCTTGAAACGTCATATTGGCGGCGTTGTCGAGATTTCAAAAGAAATCTACGATGAATTGAAAAAAAAACAACTGACAAGCCCGCCCAGCCAATCAATCCCGCAATTGCGAATAGTGGATTTAAGTCCGCATTGGGGGCCACCGCCAAAACCGCAACCGCCGCAACAACAAGTGATGTTATCCCCTGCCCAGCCTGCGGTGGCACAGGCAAGTGCAGAAGCGGCTGTGGTAAAGGCCGCCCCTGCAACCTCTGCGGGGGTACTGGCTGGCGAAGGCGGTGAGCCAATCAGCCGCGGCGTAAAAGTCAAAGTTGGCCGGCCTAAAAAGGCCACATAATAAAATGTTGACGTGGCTTGCCGCCTGAGTAAAGTTAGGCAAGGCAGTTTTTGGAGATAGCCATGTCAACAATATTTGCTGATTTAAGGAAGGCAGTAATTGCCAAGGCCTTCCCCGACGGGGAAGCGGAAAACCTCACCAAACAGCACCGCGACGATTTGGTTGCCGGCTTGATTGATATTCAACAATTCGATTCCTTTTATCAGCAGCGGCATATTGATGTTTTCCCATTCTGTTCAACCTTGTTTTATTGCGGGGCCACTGTTCTGGAAAAGCCGCGCGGCAAGGTGATTCGCATTTATACTCTGCCAGAAGAAACGGATTGTTGCCCCGTGGTTTATGAATGGGAAGATAATTCGCATATATTTTGGGACTGGCTTGATGCCAGCCGGCCATTGTGGAAAAAGATTGTTCAGCCGGGTGCCCCCCCATTGCCGATGGGATTTCATCATGCCGACCCAATAACTGACAAAGGCTGCCGGTATAATTGGGGCCGGTACTGCCTTGATTCAGATTACATTTTCATCGGGCATAGAATTGAATCAACCGAGCGCGTTGTAATTGAGTGGTCAGGGATTAAGCGGCGGTTTGCAGACAACGACATCATCAAACTTTCATCCATCCACGATGAACAAAACGATAAAGATGAAGGCGTTGAATTGGTTGATGTGTTGGCTGTTTATGTAAAAGCGCAGCATTTGATGCTTTATGAGGACGACATGCAGGCCGGCGCGGCGATGATGCAGCTTTATACCAAGAAACGGGCGGATTTGATTTATCGCCATAAGATGGAGATGCGGCCTGAGGCGCGGCCTGTTTATGTAAATTTCAAGCCGCGGCCAAATGTTTTCGGCATATTCCCGCCAGGCTCAGACTACGAAGTTTGCAGAACTGCGCCGCAGGTGAAGACTGATGCAACGTGGACGTATGCCTTTGTGGCCGACATAGATGGCGAAAAGGAAGAGGCAGCAAGTGTGGCTAACCTGATTGCGGGCTGGGGGCCGGCCTTTGTGATTGGTGGCGGTGATATTTGGAATAACAAGGGCGACAGCACAAAAACGCAATTGGATATAACCTTTGGCCGGCTTTACCGGATGTTTCTTTATCCCTACCGCGGTTCCGCCGGCCCGCAGGTTGCCCAATACCAACGGTTTTATTCTGCAATCGGCAATCATGACCGTGACCCGGCTGTTCGTTTTGATTTGGTGCGCGAATTTCTCAACATGCCGCCATCTACAATCGGCGGTATAAGCCAGCCCAACAAGGGGTACTACGATATTTTGCTTGGCAATGTGCATTGGTTTTTCATTGATTCAGGTTTCATGAATGATGGTAGTACGATTGCCCAGGAGGATGGGATTACAGAGACAAGCCCCCAGGGTAGGTACATGCTGGATTTGATACGCAAGAGCAATGCTCCTTGGAAAATTGTCGTGCTACATCATCCGCCATACGCAAGCATCGGCGACGGGCATAATGACGATTACGCGGCGTTGCGTTGGGATTTCAAGGGGGCTGGCGTCAATCTGGTTCTGAGCGGGCACAAACATTGGTACGAACGCTGTGTTATAGATGGATTGCCTTATTTGGTTTGTGGGTTGGGGGGTGCCCCCATACTTTCACCAAGCGAATCAGAACTCGCTACAGGCAGCCAGGTACGCTACAACGCAAAACATGGGGCCCTTTTGATTGCCGCCACGGCCACACAACTTCGTGTTTTCTTTCTGAACATAGATTCAGAACTGATTGACGGCATACAATTTGACAAGGAAGCCTGCACTTGGTCTTCTGGCGTGGCGCCTGTTACAGTGAGCCAGGGCGGTTCATTTACGCCACCGGCGCCCAATGCACAGGGGCAAATTTGGATTGGGACAAATACGTATTTCGACAGTGCTGGGAACTTGTGGATTAAGACACCGGCTGGGTTCAAGAAATTCACCGGAATATCAGTTGACGGCGTAATCGCCCCAACATTGACGGATTGATATGAAAAAACAAATCATCATACTATTGACAATGGGATTGGCTGGTTGCATGGCGTCGGAAACGCTTGTGCCAGTTATGGTAACAACCAATGGCGAATTGCGCGCGCCAACCAATTTTTTCAATGCGAATAGCAATCAAATCGCCGCTGCCGCAACAAATTCAACATGGCAATCAATTACAAATTACGTGGCCGCCGCGACAAATGGCCTTGCGTCAACCAATTATGTTTCGGACTCAACCAACGCGGTCTGGCAATCTGCAACAAATTACGTGGCCGCCGCGACGAATGGCCTTGCAAGTACCAACTACGTTGCGAGCGCAACAAACGCGCTGGCCGGCACATTGACATGGGGCTGGACTTATCACCAGCCGAGAATTTATGATACAGAAATCCTAACGAATTGGTGGATGCGATTAGACGGGGTGGATAATTTGCAGGTTGCATGGACGAATTGGGGGACAGTAAACGGCATGGCCCAAGTCGGGTTTTTAATTCATGATGATTACGATAGAGTATCACCAATACTCTTGAGATATTTATATGGCGGTCATCCAGAATTGGTTTTTTCAGGTTATGCAGGCCAGCCCTTGCCAATTAAAATTTCCGATTTTGGTGAAAGCTGGCTTGGGACTGATGCAAATGGCTGGCTGATAAATCGAGGGTGGCCAACAAATATGCCAGCAGGCCAGCAAATCACAGATTTGCAACTTCAAGGAAACTTCACTTGGGACGGGCAAACGTATTGGGACAAAACTTCAAGTCGCACAAATCTATCATTGTACAATTGGGTTTCATTGAGGCCGACGAGTGCTTCAGACTTCTATTATTATATCACGAATGCGGGTGACGCCTTGATTTTGCGGGGCTACGATTCGTTGTTCGATGAAACAACCACCTATTTGCAAATTGATTATTCCGGTGGGGACATGTGGTTGCGCGGTTATCCGCACAGCAACGTGCTGGGGAGCGCAGCTTACACCGCCGCGAATGTGATGACGAATGGGCAACTCTACTCCTCTGTGCGCTATCAACTCACGCAACACAATCCCGACAGCAACGGGACAAATTACATTCTCGATTTTAACGGGCCAAGCTCGCGTTCCATTGTTTGCGCGGACAACGTGAATTTTTCGAGCGCGACAAACTTGACAACTGGTTTTGAAATCAGCGTCACTTACACAATTTACCCGAATGGGGCAAATCGAACGATTAGCTGGCCAACAAACTGGCAAACGCTTTCGAGCAACACTTTCAATTCGCCGGTCACGCTCACCAACGGACGCATTGCGCGGATTGCATTTTCGTTCATCGGCATCAGCAGCAGCGAGACAAACATTTTGGTTGGTGGAGTACAGCAATGAGAACACTGATTTTTCTGGCATTTTTTGCGTTTTGCATTTGCGCCGGTGCGCAGCCCAACAGCCTGCGCGACCCGGGGTTTCTCTCGCTCATCGGGCGACAGCCGGCGGGCGGTGGAGGCGGCGGTGGCTGGACAACGAATGCATGGGTGACAAACTGGCTTGCGCGGATTGACGCGACAGCAGGCTCGACGAATAGGCCGAGTAGTAACACCACTTGGGCGGTGAGCCAATTCTGCGATGAGCTAAGCACGCAGGGGCTGCTTGGCAAAATGCATGTTGT